TCCAGAGAACCAGCCCATCAATTGGCATGCGGCAAAGTTGATTGAGAAGCGTCTAGACAAACGCATCCGTGTGGCGGACAAGGAAGAGTTTAATTTGGCGAAGCTCTGGCTCAACGAACACTTCCACTTCATCTTGCCTGAGCAGCCCACGATCGAATCGGTATTAGACAAAGCGAAGCTACTCGTTCGTCGGTACGGGATGAAGGGATTGATCATTGATCCGTACAACGAACTCGACCACACAAAGAGACCGGAAGGTGTGAACGAGACAGAGTACGTCTCGATGTTCTTGACTTACGTTCGCAAGTTCGCAAGAGAGAACAGCGTTCATGTCTGGTTGGTTGCCCATCCAGCAAAGCTAATCAAAGAGCGTGACGGTTCCTATCCAGTCCCGGATGGCTACTCCGTATCTGGCAGCGCCCACTTCTTTAACAAGGCAGACAACATCGTGGCGGTGCATCGGGATAAGAGAAACGCTGACGCACCGACCGAGGTTCATATCCAAAAGGTTCGCAGCCGTTGGCTCGGCAAGCTTGGCACTGCGCACCTTTACTGGAACCCAAAGAGCGGACGGTTTACTGAGGACGCCAAGCCCATCTATTCACTTGCTTCATCAACCTTTACCGGAGACGACGATGACGCGATCCAAGACTGATGACGGGATCTTTGTGAAGCTCACGGTCAGTGAGTTCAATAAGCGGTACACGAAGGAGGAGAAGGCGGCTCGTATTCCAAAGGCGCTTGAGGTTCTTGGTGAGTTCCGAAAGCACTTTCCTGATTGCAAGCTTGTCTACGTTTCTGAGAACGGTATGGAGGTAGGTGGGCAGTTACCTGGGCACAAGGTAAATCTACCAACACCACAGACAAAGGAAGAGCAGCTGCTCAAGATTCTTGATGCACACCGTCAGTCAAAGGTGCGCAAGAAATGAAGTGGCACGATCCGTTTAACAAATGTAAGCGGCGAAAGCCAATAGCTCGTAAGGGCGAAAAGTGGCCCATGATGCCCAGGCAACGATTAATTCTTGAGCATTACAGGGATGGGTTCACTACTGCACGTATCGCTGAAAAGCTGGGAATAAAAGTCAACACGCTTTACGTTCACCTAAAGCGGATCTACTACAAGTTCGATGTACACAACATTCAGGATGCAATCAAGGCTGGATTGGGTGAACAAAAGGAGAAGAACGCATGACCTACCGCAGTAGAAGACTGCTGGACTTAGCAAGGGGTCAGGCTTGCGTCATGTGCGGCAACCAAGACGGCACAGTCGTAGCTGCGCACAGCAATCTGCTTGAGCATGGCAAGGGCAAGTCAATTAAGGCGGACGATTCCATGCATGCGTGGCTTTGTTACGCCTGTCACTCCGAGTATGACCAGGGTAGTCGTATGACCAAAGAGCAGAAGCGCGACTTCATCTTAACCGCCATATGCAAAACCCACTTGTTGATGTTTCGCAATGGCTATCTCGTAATCGTTTAGGGGGTTCGTCATGGAAATAGAGGTATTGCTTGATGAGTACCGGGAAGTTGCAGGCTCTTACTCAGAGTCAAGGGCTGTGCTTGCGTATCTTGAGGAGGTGAAGAAGGCGCTGCTTGCCACCAAAATGAAGGAGGCACAAGCCCTCGGGGTACAGACAGCCGCCGCACAGGAGAGGGAGGCGCTATCGAGTAAGGACTACTCGGATCTTTTGATAGACCTTAAGGATGCCGTCAGGCAGAAGACGCATGACGAGTTCAACCTTCGCCGAATTGAAATGCAGATCGAGGTGTGGAGAACCAACCAAGCCAACGAGCGCTTAGAGCGTAGGGTGTATGCGGCATGAACAGGATCTCATTCACCATTCACGGTAAGGTTGTCGGCAAGGGCAGGCCACAGTTCGTACGGAAAACAGGAGTCGCCATAACTCCACAAAGCACACGCAGTTACGAGTCTATTGTGCGTGACTATGCATTAAGAGAGATGGATGGACGTGACCCTTGGTCATTCCCTGTTGAGGTAAAGATGGTTGCCACCTACGGAATACCGAAGTCTTGGAATAAGGTCCGTAGAGAGGCTGCTTTGAAGCAGTTGATACCACCCTATAAGCCAGACATCGACAACGTCTTGAAGCTTGCATTAGACGCCTGCAATCGGGTTGTCTATATGGACGACACCCAGGTTGTTAGCGCCCAAATCTTTAAGGTGTTTGGAGAGGAGTCGGGGCTGCACATAGTTATGCAAGAAGCTACAGAACTACCGAAACTAAACGAGCAAGGAGGGTGACTTTGTTTAACTCTCCAGAGCAAGCTCTAAAGTTCGCCTTCCGCATACGAGAGAAGAGCATCATCAGCAAATCTCACAACGTGTACCAAGTAAAGGAACGACAGAAGACTTACGGAAAGGAAAGCATAACTGCGCACGATCTCCATGCACAGGGTGCAATGATATTAAGTTATGTCGAAAGACTTGGAGACATGGAGAGCGCTTGGACTTACTGGTCTTATGGGGATGGTGGGGAGAAGGCGGTTGCCGCAAGGCTGTTGGCTAATCGCTTCGAGTGGACGGGGGTAGAGATCGACCGCGACAAGATCTTTGCGGTGATGATGTCCTCTAGCGCGAGGAAGTGCGCAAGGGACATGGGGATATCGAAGAACAGGGCATGGGGTTACAGACGCAAGGTCATTGCCGCCTTGTCTGTGGTGGAGCGCAGAGTTCTTGATGGTCTTTGGGATAGGTTGGAGAGTGGTAGTAGCAGTGATCATTGATACATTTGGGACACTCATATACCATTGTCACTAGGATGGAACAGCTATCACTACATGTAGTGATCTGTACTCATTCTTCGCTTGATCGTTCTGGCCCTGCCTCAAGGAGGTGGGGAAGGTTCCGATGCGGGGCGGCACCAGAACCCGGACTATCGTCACCGGGAAGACTCTCCTCCTCCTTGACTTTGTAGCGAAGCCTTGGGGTCGCCCCGGCGCAAGCCGGGGCTCTTTCTATTTTGCTCCGTGGAAATATGTTGCTGGCCCGTGGGCTGACTGAAAACAGAGGTGGGCCCAGGCTGACGCCCGGACCCACTAACATCATGGTCGATGATTAAAGTGTTGAACCTGATCGATTAGTCTTGTGGACAAATCAACTGGTATCAATGCAGCTCTCTCCATTTGGATTAGACATTCAAGTATCTCCATTAGTCTGATCGGGTCGCCCTGGGCATGACGTATCTCTAGTTCGACATGCTGTTCCCAGGTGTAGTCACTCATTTTCTCATTCACTCTCCTCTTTAGTAGTACTGCGTTCTATAAAGTCATACACATCAAAGATGTCCCAGAATTGAACGTCGTTGCTGAGTTCTTCGTGGGACATTTTAGGCTCGGCAGACTCTCCATCTTCGGTGCTGCCAAGCACTAAAGCTTTACCTACTATTGGTTCTGGGTAGGAAGCAAACTTGATGAACCTCTCTTGACTGAGGTCACCGCGCAGCAATCCTTCGTCATCTACGTAAGCATCGTCTCCGTGCCCGTTAAGGTGTACTAGGTCAAACACTCTTGACCCGATGAGCCTGTTGATGTCTTCGAAGTGTCCAGAGTAGGACACGGTGGTGATGGACTTCTCGTATGGGTCAATAAGGTAGGCTTGCATGTTTGTTTATCTCCCGGATTTTCGGATTTGAAAAGTGTGCGATCCAGTTGTGATCACGGCAATGCCGTTAGACAGCATGTATTCAAAGTGGGTTTTAGCAAACGGGTCTTCGACTTCACCCAAGTGGACGTACTCATGGATGAAGCCTGCTTGTCTAACGGCTGCTTGCCATGACGTTCGCTCGTAGTCACCTGTGAATTGATGAACGAATATCATGGCTGCGATCAGGAAATTATCAGTGCTTCAACAGTGTTCGTTTCTTTGTTGTAGCAGGTGTTCACTGACTTGGCGAGATGGTTATTGCGAATGAAGTTCGATACCCGATGCCGCAACAAGTTTGGTTTGTAGGATTGAGCGGGGATAACAAGAACATCTCCGACAGATATCTGCTTAGGCATTGTGTTGCGCAGATACTTAGAGACCTCACCATACTCAGCGCCCATTGAATACTTACCCTTCCTTCCAGAACCTTTCTTCTTGTTCTGTTCTAGGATTGGCAGATTGTCGAGGTTACGCTCAAGCACCCGACCATTCTTGGTGAAGATGTAGTAGCTGCATCCGATAGCGTTAAGCGTGTTAATGCATCGGGCCAATGACTTCTCGTAAATGATATTTTCTGTTGACATGCCACTCTCATTTAGAAGTTGAAGGGTTGCAATGTGTCTCGATCAAACATCTCTGCTATGCAGTCAGCTGCGTAGTCAGGGTCTGTGTTGACAAGATCTTCCAGGTCTTCGTCGTGCCAGTTGTAGTAGGTGCGAAGAAGAAACGAAGCCTTATCTGGTGTTGTAAGAACCCAGTCAAGCAAAGTATTCCTGCCGCGTTGGTAACAATTAAACGCTGCTCTTTCTACCTTTCGTATGTTGTAGCGTTTGTTTTCTTTTTCCAAGTCCAGTTCTTCTGCTGTTAGTGCTAACTGGTCTTGGTTTGTGGGCAACAGGATTGATGACTTTTTTGACTGTTCATTTTTCCACCCTGTCCCGGTTGACGGGGTGTATCCACCATATGCGTAGCTGTAGTCGTAGTCTCCTTTCCATGGGGTGTACGCAGTCTTGATCAAGCCATGCTTGGCGGCAGACCATGCGTAAGTGTTAGACAACCAAGAACCTTCGTGTTTAACGCCGTAGTCATAGTTGGTTATTGCAATGCGACCATCGGCGTGGCAAAACGCAAGCTTGTTGCTAGTGCCGATGAGTTCTGACATGTACTCGATCCACTCTTTCGAGAAGATCATGTCGGGGTTAGTGAGTGCAACTGGTCGGATCAAGTACTCGATCATGTGCCATGTGTCAGACATGGTCTTGTTGATTGGATTGCCAGCGGTGAGTACACCGTTGTGTGCAACGTAGATGTCATCGGTAACCATGTATGGATGGCAGTTGTTAATGTCAATGTCACCGTGTGTTTGCATACGGAAGTGCATGATGCACTCGCGACCAATGCCAACAGTTTGATACAGCTGTGTGATCTCTTCTAAAGACCCAAGGGTTTTGTGGATGTGTATCTTGTTGCCATCTCCATACATCAGGCCAAAGCCATCCGAGTTGTGTGAATAGAAGTCAGCAAGAAGCTCAGGCCCGAACACTGTTGAGGCGTCGTGGTGAATGAGTATGCACATTTGGTCAGATCCTTTCCGAGTACTCGATGTACTGTCGTAGTGTTTGCGTGTCTTTGATCATGGATGGGGCCGACAAAAATTTGGCAAAAGATTCTGGCGACAGGTCGAAGCCATAGCCTGATCCGATGCGGCAGTATTGGATAACAGCGTTAACAAACTCGATTGCTGCCATTACCTTTGGGTACGTTAACGTGCCTTTGAATATCCTGAACTCAATAGTTGAGCGGTTGGTAATGTTGACAGCGTCATACCGGTCAGACTGTTCTGCTACTGCCCTGGGTTTGAATCCCATGTTGCGTTCTGTTTCTGTTGGTTTGACTACACGGTAAACAGATTTGAGATCATTCTTGCGACCAGCTGTGGTCTTGCCTGTGCCAAGAGATTTGATCCGTGCATAGTTGATGTTGAAACGACGGGCAACAGAAGTGATAAGGTTCTTGTTGTTGGGGTTGTTGATGAACCCAACGATCTTTGCAATGGTCAGCGGCGTGAGGCTGGACTTGTTAACGTGGACATGCAAACCGCAAGTTGATGTTTCTTCAGATGACAGCTCAGAGATCAAGTCTTTATCTTTAGTCCATTGCCACCACATGCGATGAGCGTCAAGTCCAGCTGGTTGGGTGATGATCTCCCATCCGTGACTTAACGAGCCGTCCGCTTCAAACTTAAAGAACTGTTGCGAGTAGTTTGGATTCAGCTTCTTGGTTAGCATCTCTGACCGATAAAGCAGAGCATCATGAAGAATTGTCGCTGAGTCATTAACGTTAGCGTGGCACTCTACTTCTAACTCGACGCCAAAGAACAGTCGTTCACTTTCTGGTTGGGCTAATGTCCACGGCGAGTTGAAAGGAACGTAATTGCTACTGGAGTGGTAGCCACGAATCACCCGACCACGGTACGATTCGTGGACGTAGCAGTCTTCGGAATCGGACCAGACAAAGTCGTCGCTGTTTTCAAGGTAGTAAATTGAGATGGTTGTTGAGTCTCCGTACGAATCGATAGCGCGGTGAAAGTTGTCGTTGTGTACATACTCTTCAAGGTAATCGCACCAAGAGTATTCGCGATCCTTGCATGACCTGCATACATTCTCTGTGTGTTGACGGGTACTTCTTACTTCGACTATGCAACCATTTGCTTCCCAATCACCGCAGTCATCGCAGATTGAAAACGGCAACCTGTCTTCAAACTCAGTGAAGTCACGGAAGTTTGTGAAGAAACTTACGAACTCGTGGGTTCTGCTTTGTGATCGTTCTCCTCTTATGTACTCTCGGTAGTACGATTGATGAATGTCGTACTCGAATACAACTCTGACGTAATCTGTGTGAGAGGCCAGTGCTTTGAGCAGGGTCCTGCAACTGTATCCGGTTGATGCAAGTATTGTTCCAACAAGCTCTGGTTTTGACAAAGACAATCGAACAAGTCTTGTGACAAAGGGTGCGTCGCCGAAGCCTTCTGCGCCTTGTAACTGACGGTTGGTAAACAAATGTGGTTGGGCTTGTTGGAAGGCAATCAAGTCGCGCACTTTGATCTTGAATTCATGTGTTGGATTCCGCGGATTAAGCAGCGCGGCATCCCAAAGAAGGTAGCCTGACGGTTTCATATGTACTCCATAAGGTTTGTTGATTGAGATTGGGATCAACAAAAAAAAACCCCGCCCTCAAAAGCGAGGGGCGGGGTGCATTAAGTGGTATGGAATTGTTGTTACGTTACATATCAGAAGTGCTTAAAGTCTGGTGGCATCTCGACTTCATCACCTAGTTTGCTTGCGACATAGCACCGCATGGCTGCGATGAGGGGGGTTGGGCCATGTTGGTATTCGTGTTCATACTCGTCCTCAAAGAGGTGCTCTATTCGATACGCAACCCACGGCCCTTCGTCTGACTTCTTATCGGTACGACTAACCGTTATCCCCTCACGCTCAATGATCGGCCCACCTTGCGCCCAGTCGGTTGATGGTTGCCACCAATCCCCGTCGTAGCGAATAGTCAAAGCACCTGAGTAGTTTTTTGTCTCTATGCCTTCACATTGCGCCACCAAGCCATCAAGCACTTGGTCTTTTGCTTCACTTATTTTGACTTTCATCTCAATTCACCACCTCCTTTATGGATTGAATCTGCCATTCAGCATTTATGTGCGCCCATTGTAGGTCGATCTCCACATGGGCTTTCTCTTCTGCGTGCGCTTCGTTTAGCGCTTCAACAGTCACTGTGACAAACGATGTGCGCTTGATTTCGACTTCGTATGTTTTCATCTCAATAACTCCTTTGGTATCGGTTTACACATCTTTTTTGTGCGCTTCTTCAATGTCGGCACCCAACTTGTGCGCTACATAACACCGCATTGCAGCAGTCAACGGAGTTAAACCATATTGAATAGTTGTTGGGTGTGGATCTAAGGGATCGCCATCTATGGTTGCTGTCCATCGCCTGCGAAAGCTGTCGTAATAGGTAGTGATCTTTTCCCGCTCGATGATTGGTCCGCCGCGCCGCCAGTCTGTTGAATAGTTCGACCATGTTGGTCCGTAGTAGGCGTCCTCTTCACACTGTGCTACATAGGAATCAAGTTCATCAAGGTTGGTAAGTTCAGATACTTTGATGGTTGGCATCGTTGTTCCTTTACAGGTTTTGTTGGTTTTACAGGTTTCTTCTTGCTCGTTGCCAAAAGTGTCACGGTTCTTTGTGATGGCTAGAACCCTGTGTTAAGTAATATCAAACCAGCTACAGCAGTGAGTACTACGAAGTAAAATACGAACAGCATCTGGCCCATGCGTTGCTCCATGGAAATATGTGGTTCGAGACAGCTCCCCGGTTGAGGGGTGGTGCCACGACCAAGCTGGGTGCTTGGCGTGGCTCCGGGTGGTTGAAGGGGGCACTACCCCCCTTGGGTTGAGGTCTTAAAACGGTGCTGTTTCCATATCTGCTGCTGTCACTGGTTCAGCAGCTGTTGCTCTCAGTTGCTCCAACGCCGCTTGTTTCTTTGCTACTTTGGCTGGGTCAACCAACCGAGTCTTGAGGTCGCTGTATAAACGGAGCAGCGCCACTTGTTTCATCGCTGGATCTTCTTCAGCTTCGTACTCAGCGATTGTTTTGAGGATGAGGCACATCGTTGATGCCTCGCGTTTGCCAACACCTGCAAGGAACTTGCTGTAAATCGAGTTAGCTGAAAGCAACCCGATCTGCGCTGGTGTAGCTGGCTCGGTCTCGCGCTTGGCGATCGTTGCATCGATCATCCGGGATGCACCTTCGGCGTCGGCAGGCCATTGAGCCTGGGGGACGTTAAGGTTTGCGAGATACTGAGACTGCTTGGCAGTACGAGCGATGACGTTGGTCATGATGTTTACTCCTTTAGTTGATATGTTGGTTGAGAACAAACGTACAGCAGAGAACAAACGTGGGAACCAGTTCATAGGACACCTCCAAAAAAAACTAAGGGGGGGGACCGAGAGGGCCCACCCCCGCAAGTAAGACTCAGTCCCTTCTCGCGGCGTCAACCGCGGGGATCAAGCAGGCGACAACAAGGGAAGCCCCCCAACATGCAACAGCTGCATAGAGAAGGTATGTGCTTCCAATAGCCATGGCGACATAACCACCAAGGCCAAACCCAACAAGCAACAACGCTGCGATGTACTTCATGCTCAATCCTTTCTGGGCTCAGTGACCCACCAAGCGTAGACAGCAACAACAATGGAAAAGACCATCCCTGCTGCAACAAAAAGACGAGCAGCTAGGGAGTTCGGTCCAACGGAATCGATGTAAAGAACAAGCAACCAGATAAGCATCTGGGCAATTGTCAAAAGCATCGCAATAACGTGGTGCAGAGTCATAAGTCAGCCCTACCTTTCTGTGACGAATCAAACGATTGAGAACACATAGCCACGGGCACCGTCTTGAAAAAAAACCAGAGGGTTCCCTTCGTTAGAAGGGGAGCCGAGGGTAAAAAAGAGCCACATCGAAGGCACAAACGTCACTGCAGCCGCTTGCAGGCTTGTTGTGCTAGTGATTTACCGTCCGTAGACCCGTGTCGGGCTGCTGCCAAGACCCCCCCCTACAGGGACCATGGCGGCATGCTGCTAGGGTTTGAGACTCATACGTATATCCACCCCTCATACGCGAGGCCCATGGACCAAAGTGATTCGCCCCTGGGGGCTTTAGAGCCTTGGTGAATTATTTTTTTTTACGTTTACTAGAGGTTAGATATGGCAGCACGGTTGAATAACAGACATTCCGATTCAGTTCGGAAGAAGATTCAGGTCTCTCAGATCATTACTCGTTTGCAGAAGCATGTGGATGGGAAGGTTGAGATGTCGAACAGTCAGATAAATGCGGCGAAGGTGTTGTTGGACAAGTCGTTGGCGAGTTTGTCTGATGTGCGTTTGGACACGTCTGTGCAGGGGATTACGTTTAATCTGAACACGACGGGCAAGGTTGACAAGTGATTGAGGAGTTGGATGTTGAGGAAGGGCTCCAGGAGGCTGCTGGTGAGGTTATAAGTTACGTACCACCTGGAGAGCAGGCTCGTAGGTTCCATGGCTCTAAGGCGTTTGTAAGGGGTTTGATGGGGCCTGTAGGTTCTGGGAAGTCTTCTTCTTGTTGTGTAGAGATTGTTTCCAAGGCGTTGGAGCAGGCGCCGTGGATTGATGGTGTGAGGCGGAGTCGGTGGGCGGTGATACGGAACACGTATCCGGAGTTGAAGTCCACGACGATTAAGACTTGGGAGACTTGGTTTCCTGGGAATGTGGCTCCGATCAAGTGGGACACTCCGATTACTTCTACTTTGAATATTGCGGACATTGGGGATGGGACGGCGCTGGAGTTAGAGGTTTTGTTTTTGGCGTTGGACAAGCCTTCTGAGACTGGCAAGTTGAGGTCGTTGGAGTTGACTGGAGCGTGGATCAATGAGTGTTCTGAAGTTCCTAAAGAGATTTTTGACATGGTCACCCAGAGGGTTGGGCGATACCCCGGTAGAGTCCGTGGAGGTCCGAGTTGGAGTGGAGTCATCCTTGACACCAACCCCCCAGACGATGACTCTTGGTATTACAAAATTGCCGAAGAAGAAACGCCCAATGGGTGGAAGTTCTTCCGGCAACCAGGGGGGCTCTTCAAAGAAAACGAAGAGTACAAGCCGAACCCGGACGCAGAAAACATAGACAACCTACCCAATGGGTATGGTTACTATCTGAACCAGCTTGGCGCTAAAGACGAGAACTGGATCAATGTTTTTATTCTGGGGAACTACGGAACGACCTCTGACGGCAAGCCAGTCTTTCCGGAGTTCAATGACAAGGTCCACGTATCTCCGGAGCGTATAGAGCCAATCAGGGGGCTTCCAATCGTCTTGGGTTGGGACTTTGGACTGACGCCTGCTTGCGTGATCATGCAACAGACCACCCGTGGACAAGTGTTGGTTCTACGGGAAGTGGTATCTGAGGACATGGGCATACGGCAATTTGCCAACGACGTTGTAAAGCCGATCCTCATTAACGAGTTCGCTGGGTTCAACCGGATATCGACGGCGGACCCTGCCGGTCAGATACGGGCGCAGACAGACGAGCGGACATGTATCCAAGAGCTGCTGGAGTCAGGGATTCCCACAGAGCCCGCCCCCACAAATGACTGGCTACCAAGACGAGAGTCAGTAGCCTTCTTCTTAACCCGCATGAACGATGGTCAGCCAGGGTTTCTTTTAGATCCAAGCTGTAGCCAACTGAGGCGTGGATTTAATGGCAGATATAAGTACGAGCGTCTAAAGACAAGCGGTCCTGCAAGGTTCCGTGATCGTCCAGTGAAAGACGAGATGTCGCATATACAAGATGCACTTCAATACGCTTGCTTACGCGTACGCAACGGTTTGACTGGTATTAGAGCCAGAAGTGTAAAGGGCGGTAGTTTCGGTGGTTGGACTTAAACAAACGGAGATATGAATGAAGATGAAAGAAAAGAAGGTTTCACGTCCAGCAGCATACAAAGCCGGTGGAAAAGTCGGCTCATTCAAGCCTTGCGCTGGATGCCCGAACGCCGCTAAATGCAAGGCTATGGGCAAGTGCATGAAAGCTGGCAAGTGAAGTCGAAGTCCACTGTGAACGCCGGACTATCGTAACCGGCACCCAAAGACCCTTAATTCAGTGACCCCAAACAACTCACGATGGAGTGATAAGTGGAATACAGCAATATCTTCGACGTCGCCATTGGCGTTTTGTTTGCAGCCATCTCCTGGATCTTGAGGGAGAAGTCCGAGGAGATAAAGCGGCAGGGCATCTTGCTTAATCGCACACGCGAAGAGGTTGCCAAGGAGTACGTCACGAAGACAGAAGTCCATGCGGACATCAACCGTGTGTTGGCTCGCTTAGAGATTATCGACGCGAAGCTGGATCGGTTTGTTGAACGTTATGGGCATGATCGTGCTGGTGTGTAGCGATGGATCCAATTACCGCGCTTGCGGTCATCTCCAGCGTATGGGGAGGAATCAAGAAGGCTGTTGAGGTTGGGCGTGAGGTGCAGGATGTTATGGGACAGTTGTCCCAATGGGCACAGGCTGCGGATGTTCTAGAAGCTGCGGCTCAGGATGCAGAAAAGCCGAAGAAAGCTCCGATATTTGGGAAGCTCTCTTTTGGTGACGACACGAAGAACGCATTTGACGCATACACCGCAAAGGTAAAGATGCGTGAGATGGAGGCCGAGATTCGGCATGAGTTCTTGTACGGTGGTCTGAACCACCTTGGGATGGACGGTCTGCGTGAGTTCTACGAGATCCGCCGTTCAATCCGCGAGAGACGTATCAAGATGGTTCAAGAGCAAAAGGCCAGACGAGCCGAGCTTATTGAGGACATCTTTACGGGCGTATTAATTCTTGGCGTTCTTGCCGTAGGAGTTCTTGGAATATGGATAGCGGTCGACTTGATCCTCAGCCACGCATGACCACAGAAGAGATTGAAGTACGGGTCTGGGCGTGGATTGTGATGATCCTTGCCGGGATCTTATTAATGTCCGTGACGGCAATCCTTGGCGCTGTGATCTTTGTAGAGCAGGACATGGACAGGATTGCTCCTATCGATGAAGCATTCCTGGGAATCATGAAGGACATCATGCTCCTTTGTATTGGTGCTGTCGGTGGGATTGTTGGTCGCAAGGGTGCTTATGCCGCAGCCAATGCGATGCGGAAGGATGGCGACTGATGCTTCCCTTAGCCGCAATATTAAGTATCGGGGAGAAGGTCCTCGATAAGGTAATGCCTGACCCCAATGCAAAGGCAGAAGCGCAGGCAAAGCTCATGGAGATGGCTCAGCGTGGTCAGCTTGCAGAGTTGGAGGCTATGGGCAAGGAAATGGAATCAGCCCGTAACCGGGAGATCCAGATCGCTACCAGCGAGTCCGCCCCCTTACTGAATAAGATCGTCACCCCAGTGTTGGCACTTGGGACGGTTGGCCTGACCTTCATTCTGTTTGGCGTGATCATCTTCACGGATGTGGACGCCGACAGCAAAGACATTCTGATCTACGTGTTGGGCGCTCTGACCAGTGCCGTGACCATGGTCCTGGGTTACTACTTTGGTAGCTCTGCTGGTAGCAAGGAAAAGGATTCGAAGATTAAGGACCTGATCAAATGACGCAGCTGACAAAGAACTTCTCTCTTGCTGAGATGGTGAAGTCAGAGACGGCTCTGCGCCGGGACATGGACAACACCCCAGGGGAGACTGAGATTGGCAACCTTAGAGTTCTATGTGAAAAGGTACTCCAGCCCGTCAGGGACCATTTTGCTAAGGGGGTTAAGGTCAACTCCGGATTCCGCCATCCAGAGGTTAACGCCGCAGTGGGTGGATCAAAGACCAGTGATCACTGTAAGGGACAGGCTGCCGACATTGAAATTCCAGGCGTGGCTAATGCCGACCTAGCGGAGTGGATCTCCAAGAACCTTGATTACACGCAGTTGATCCTGGAGTTCTACACCCCAGGAATCCCGGACAGTGGATGGGTGCATGTCTCCTATGATCCGCAGAACTTAAAGAAGCAGAACCTAACGGCTACCAAGCAGGGGGGCAAGACTGTCTACCTGCCAGGGTTTGTTGCGTGAAACCTCAGCGGTACCCACGGTACGACAGGCATTCCGATGGCAATGTCTTTGATTGGATACTGTTTACAGCCAAAGCCATGCGTGTTCGGATAAACAAAGAGAACGCGGCGAGACACATTAAGAACGCTGAGAACCTAGCGACTGAGAGATCTTCATGGCAAAAGCCAGTGCAGCCAAAAGAGTCGGTGGAAAACTGACGTACCTCGGGGAAGACTTCCCTGGGTTTAACAAGCCCAAGAAGGCGCCGCCTGGATCGAAACACAAGATGGTTGTCCTTGCAAAAAAGGGCGACGAGATCAAGAAGGTTTCATTTGGGCATAGAAGTTACGAGGACTACCGTCAGCACGGCAGCGAGAAGCGTAGAGAGAACTACTTGAGCCGCTCTGCTGGAATCCGCGACAAGAGTGGCAACTTAACCAAAGACGATAAGTTCAGCGCGAATTACTGGGCGCGGAAAGTACTTTGGTAAAAATGGAATAGGACATGGCACTTCAACAAACAAGATTAAAGCGAGTCTCAGAGGACTCTAAGATCGAGCCAGATCTAGTCGTGTCTTCGCTGGCTGCTTATGTCCGCAAGTGCTATGAGGAAGCCAAGACGGCGAAGTCAGACATTACTGAGCGCCTACTGCGCTGTGAGCGTCAGCGCCGTGGAGAATACGACCCAGAGAAGATTGCCGTTATCCGCGACACCGGTGGCTCAGATATCTTCATGATGCTTACTGACATCAAGTGTCGTGCTGCCGAGTCCTGGATTAAAGACGTAATGTTCTCCACCGGGGAGAAGTCGTGGAGCTTAACCCCGACTACAGAGCCGTCTGTACCGCAGGAGCTGCGCGACGAGGTTATCGATCTGGTCGTCCTCGAAGCCGACTCGATGATTGAGCAGGGTCTTGGGGTTGACCCTAGGACCATTGATGTTCGTATGCAAGAGATATACGAGCAGGTGAAGAAGAAGATCAAAGAGAAGACGAACGAAGCCGCTCATGCAATGGAGCGTCGGATCATGGACAAGATGGAGGACGTTCGCTTCAAGGACGTTCTTTCTGACGTTATCTATGACTTCGCCACCTTCCCATGCTCAATCATCAAGGGTCCGGTGATCCGAACCAAGAGTGTCATGAAGTGGGGGCCGAACTGGACGCCCAAGGTTGTAGAACAAATCATCGAAGACTTTGAGCGAGTGTCTCCTTACGACATCTTCCCGTCCCCGAATGCCGTTACAACGCAGGACGGCTACATCATTCAGCGCCACCAGCTGAGCCGCGCAGACCTGGAGAAGTTCTCCGAGCTACCGAACTTCAACAAAGAAGAGATTCAAGAGGTTTTGTTGCAGTACGGAAACTCTGGAATCCGAGAACTCGTTCAGTCGGACACGGAGCGCAATCTACTTCAAGGCAGGAACAACACTCTCGTCGGTACAGAGATTATCGAGGGGGTTGAGTTCTGGGGTCCGGTCTCTGGTCGCATGCTTAGCGAGTGGGGCCTTGATGACGTAGAAGACTACAAGGAGTACGAGGTCAACGTTTGGTTGGTTGGCAACCGCGTTATCAAGGCTGTGCATAACATCGACCCGCTAAAGCGCCGCCCATACAGCAAGGCATCTTGGGAAGCTATCCCAGGGGGTTTCTGGGGGCTTGCACTCCCGGAGATGATGCGGGATGTCCAGGTTGTGTGTAATGCAGCGGCACGGGCGTTAGCCAACAACATGGGCATTGCCTCTGGCCCACAGGTTGAGGTGTCTGTGGACAGACTGCCAGACGGGGAAGACCTTACTAATATGTATCCGTGGAAGATCTGGCAGACGACTTCGGATAGAACCGGGGGCGGACAGCCTGCCGTTAGGTTCTTCCAACCAAGCATGAACGCAGAGACGCTGCTAAATGTTTACCAGTATTTCCAGAAGGTAGCCGACGAGGTTACTGGAGTGCCGAACTACGTCTACGGTAGTAGCAGCGTATCTGGTGCTGGTCGGACTGCGTCTGGCTTATCGATGCTCATGGAGAACGCAGCCAAGGGTATTAAGACTGCGATCCTTTCTCTAGACCGCGCCATGACAGATGTGCTGCAGCGCTTCTACGATCATCTGATGATCTATGACGATGACGAGTCCATCAAGGGTGACATGCAGATTGTTCCCGCCGGGGTTGTTGGGACCTTACTAAAAGAGTCGGTACAGCAGCGGCGCAACGAGTTCCTGCAACTCACCAGCAATCCAGTTGATGTTCAGATCCTTGGACCGGCTGGTAGGGCAGCGCTACTCAGAGAGGCTGCTAAGTCTTTGAACATGGATATCGATAAGTTGGTTCCAGATCCAGATGAAATTCGTAAACAACAAGAAGCTGCGCAAATGATGCAGATGATGCAGTCGCAGCAACAACAACTTCCACCGGAACAAGGAGTAGTGCAATGAGCATAGCAAACGCACTGGCTGGAGCCGCTGGCGGCTTTATGCAGGGAAAGATCATGAAGAAGCGGCAAGAGCGCGAAGAGGTGATGGACAAGATCACCAAGGACTACATGCAAGCGCGCACCAACTCGTTAAACAAGGGAACCACCAAAGAGTCTTCCACTGAAACTGACGAGGAAGTAGACCCATTAACTGGGCTCCCAAAGATTAAGATGGCTAACGGTGGCGTTGTTGGGGACATGCCTCAGCATTACGACCGCTATAGTTGGCAGCGTCAGAATTTCAAAAAGGGCCAACCAGAAATGGATGGCCCATCTTTTGTTGTGGTCACTGTCAAGTAAGTGAACCAGAACTCACAAAGGTTAAAGGAAGCTATTCGCAGGTTAAGCACCGATGCGGATTTCAATGAGCTTCAAAACTATTTGATTGAGTCGCGTTCGGCAAAGCTCGTCGAGCTAGAAGATGCAACCTCCCAGGTTCAGATTCATAAGCTCCAAGGCTACTGCCAGTCACTACGCGATTTAATCGAATTGTGTTCTCGTAAGTAGAACGCAACACAGCCCAGGGTCTCCTGGGTACTTTTAATTTATGCCGAGAATACCGGAACGTAGGCAGAGAAAACCCTAGGGCTCTCTTGCGCGAAGGATGGCTCACGGAGTAAATATGGCTAGGTCGAATAAAGCAGTAGAGAAGCAAGCAGAACTTGCAGAGCAGCTTTACCAAAAAGTCTATGGGAATACCGCAGAGTCGGCTCCCGAACAGAAAGAACAGGGTCAACAAGAGACCCCATCAAACGAGTCTGAGCAGAAGCAGGAAGCCGAATCGAGCGCTCCGGTTGGGACAGAGCAGGTTGTAGCTAGTGATGCTACCCCGGCAGAAGCCAAAACGGAAAACGTAGTCGAGCAGCCGAAGCAAAAGTTTCCAGACGCCGACCCCAACGATCCAAGTTGGGAGCAAAAGTACAAGGTCATTGCGAACAAGTACTCAGCAGAGGTACCTCGGTACGCTGCGGAGATCCGCGGCTTAAAGGCAGAGATTGAATCCCTTAAGTCAAAGATCGAGTCCAAGCCAGCAGAGCCTGATACTCAAGCGCCGTCAAAGATTAAACCTGAAGAGGTTGAAGAGTACGGTGAGAAGTTTGTTGATTTCGTTAAACGGGCAGCATCAGATGCTGTGCCTGGAGATGTCAATGAACTGAAGCAGTCGGTAGAAGAGATGCGCAGAGAACAACAGGTTCTCGCACGAAAGCGGTTCTTTGGTGAATTGGTAGAACTCTCACCCCAATGGGAGTCACTTAACGAGGACAAGTCCTTCTTAAGCTGGCTTGGGGAGATTGACCCATTAACAGGTCAACAACGTCAGGCGATCTTTGATGACGCCTACAGCAAGTTAGATGCGTGGCGCGTAGCCAACTTCTTTAATGGTTATTCGGAGAGTCAACAGGCAAAGGAACCTCCTCCTCCGAGGCCGACATTGGAAAGTCAGATAGCGCCGAAAGTAACGGCAAGGACGACTGCTCCACCGGCAAAAAAGTATTACTCAACTTCAGATGTCGCCCGTTTCTACGACGACATGCGAAGGGGTAAGTATTCAACGGAAGAGGCGGCAAGGATTGAATCCGACATATTTGCCGCTCAAGCTGAAGGGCGATTTCGTTAACTGAAGCAAAGAGCGGCGAGACATTAATCGAAAGGAAACATTATGTCTCTCGCAGTCTCTGGTAATTATTATGGCGCTGGCAACGGCACTGACGCCTACGCTGGCAAGTTCATCCCCGAGATTTGGTCTGGCAAGCTCCAGGTTAAGTTCTATCAAACGACAGTCCTGTCCGAGATCACGAACAACGACTGGGAAGGCGAGATCAAGGATCAGGGCGATAAGGTCGAGATCCGTACCGTACCGTCCATCACCATCAACAACTACTCCAAGGGTCAGACTTTAACCTCACAAGTCCCGACCAATGATCTGGTTGAGTTGCTGATTGATAAGGGCAAGTACTTCCAGGTTGTTGTAGACGACGTGGATGACATCCAGTCCGACCTCAAGCTGATGGACATCTTCACCAATGACGCAAGTCAGCAAATGAAGATTGCCGTCGACACCGACGTTCTGTCTGCCTTGGTTAACGCCTCGGCAGCCGGGAACAAAGGTACGGCTGCTGGTGCTATCTCCGGTGACATCAACCTGGGTTCGTCTGTCGACCCCGATGGTGCTGGTGCTGCCACGAAGACCGCTCGCAAGATCACAAGCTCCAACGTCATTGACTATGTCATTTCGATGGGTCAGTGCTTGGACGAGCAGAACGCCCCCGAAGATGGTCGTTGGCTTTTGATCCCTGCCTGGATGGCAGCAAAGATCAAGACCTCCGATCTGAAGGATGCTTCGATCACCGGTGATTCTATGACCCCCCTGCGTAACGGTCGTCTCGGCATGATCGACCGCTTCACCCTGTACGTGAGCAACCTGCTCCCCAGCCAAACCAGCATTGTTGGTGAGGGTGCGGATACGAGCGTGAAAGCGTTCTCGACCTTTGCTGGTACCCGTGATGCGATCACCTTCGCGTCCCAGATCACCAAGATGGAAACCCTGCGTAGCACCTCTACGTTCGGCAACATTGTTCGTGGTCTGAACGTGTATGGCTACAAGGTGATTAAGCCTGAAGCTCTCGTAGAAGGTTTCTTCTACAAGGGTTAATAGTCTCCCTCCAAAGGCCGTGCCTAATGGCACGTTGAATGGGAGGGGGAAACCCCTCCCATTTTTTTGGAGCAAGCAATGCTAGTGAGAAACAAAAGGACGGGATTCGTATACGCCTACTCAAAGGTGTATGCGTTTGATCCTGACTTTGAGGTGTACGAAGAACAGATAACTCAAGAGGCTGCTGTTGATGACCAGATAGACATCAAGATGGCAGCAAGCGCTTTACTTAAGAAGCGTAGACCAGCGCGGGAAAGAGTGCAGACAGATGGCATTAACACCGAACAACCTGTTTGAAAGAGCATCCGACATACTGCAAGACGCTGGGAATGTTCGCTGGACGGTTGCTGAACTTCTACGTCATCTCAACGATGGCAGGCGGGAGCTTGCAATCTACAGGCCGGACATCTACTCAGAGATCGCGTCTGTCGCTTTAGTAGCGGGGACAAAGCAATCGATACCTTCTGATGGCAACAAGTTCATGGATGCCATTCGGAATCTCACCTCATCTGACGCTCCGGGCAATGCGGTTCGAATCGTTGAGCGGGAGATTATTGATTCCCAACAACCAGATTGGCACACATCCACAGCTTCAAGCGTCGTTCAGCACTTCATGTTCGATGAGCGGTCACCAAAGATTTTCTATGTGTACCCGCCTGCACTTGGCACGGGGCACAAGTTAGAGATCGTGTACGGGAAGTCTCCTGTCGATGTTACGACGAACGATCTCTCGTCGACATCGGTCTTGCAAAAGGAAGACATCTATGTCGGTGCGCTGCTCGACTTCATGTTGTTCAAAGCGTATGGCAAGGACTCTGAGTACGCCGGTAACTTGCAACGGGCCAATGCTCACTACCAGTTGTTCGCGTACGCAATAGGCATTGGCAACCGCAAGTTGTATGTGAACTCTCCTAACGTTGTTGCGGTCGGTGGTGTGCCGCCAGTTCAAGCACAGGTGGATGCGTAATGGCTGCTATAACGAGCTTCTATCCGTATGTTGTTCCCCATGTTCCTGGGTGTCCAAGCCTGACCGTGGATGTTGCAATACGTAGCGCGATCATTGAGTTCTGTGAGCGCAGCCTCCTATTGCAAAGGGATCATGACCCGCTGTCGGTCATTTCCAATATTGCTGACTATGACTTCGAGCCGCCGATCGCAAATCACCTTGTTGTAAAGATTATGCGCGCATGGTTCAAGGGGAATCAGTTAGTTCCAATAGCGCCAGACGAGATCAACAATCCAACGATCTATAACGTCAGGGCTACGGCATCTCCTCTCAAGGGAGACCCAAGGAACATATTCCAGAAGGACGAGCGGACATTCACGTTGTATCCAATACCGAGCGAGACGGTAAAGCTGTCGCTAACCATGAGGGTGGCGCTAAAGCCATCGAGGACTGCGGCTACGGTCGAGGACGTTTTGTTTGAAGACCACGCCGAGACGATCGGCGCAGGCGCCCTATCAAAGTTGATGATGCAGGCAGGTAAGCCATACGCAAACCCACAGGTGTCTGCAATCCATCTGAAAGTATTTGAGTCTGGGATTAATGCGGCAAAGCAGGCAGCTTCGCGTGGGCATGTCCGTTCTGCCCTACGAGTAAAGATCCCAACAATATAGGTCACCGGAGTAGACAATGGCAGAGAAGATCAAGCTGGTACAGGGAGACACGGCTCCGCAAATCAAGCTGACGCTTACCAACGAAGTAACCGGAGCGGCAATTAACCTTACCGGTGCAACTGTGACCCTGCACTTCAGGGCGGTTGGTGAGACAGCTCCGCTATTTTCAAGGGCTGCGGTAATAAGCAATGATACCGCGACATCCGGGCTCTGTTTCGTTGCTTGGCAGGCTGGAGATCTAAACGTAGCAGCCGGGGACTATGAAGGTGAGGTGGAGGTGGTGCTTGCAAATGGCACCAGAGAAACCATATTTGAACTTCTGAAGTTTAAGGTCCGTGAGGACTTTGCGTGAAGTTATCCACAGCCGTTGGTGCGATAAAGAATGTCGCAAGAGCGCTTTCTATAAGACTAGACTCAAGTCACTCGCCGATCGATATCCTGGTTGAGTTTGGTCTATTCATCGAGACCGTTGTTGTCGCCGATGCATTCATCACCCTCGATAGCGCAGTCAGGGCTTTTCTGACATCGAAGTCAGATAACGCATCAGCGGTTGACGCCGCAGCAAAGCAGTTCCAGAAAGCGATCACTGACGGTGGCGCCATATCTGACGATCTTGCCCTGGAATTTTTGCGTGGATTAGGCGACTCCGCTTCGATCGCTGACGCATTTCGCCAGGAGTTTTTCAAGCCGCAGGCGGATTCCGCTTCGTTTTCGGACGCTCCTCTGCTGGCGATTGGGAAGAGCGTGTCAGACGAGGTTCGCTTTACGGACGACGTAGACGGTCAGGCTTCCATAGAAGATGACCAGGAGATGCTTTTCTTCAAGTCCATATCGAATGTCTCCGTTGTAACTGAAACCTTTCTGATGGTTATGAGCTACGTTAGATCAGCGGACAGTAGCGCAACAGTTGTTGATCTTATATCCGGTCTTTTTGGAAAAGCAGCCCAGTCGAACTCCTCGGTGTCTGATGCGGCGACGGCATCCTTCTCGAAGGAGTTGGCTGAAGTGCTTTCGACGATAGATGGAATCGCTATAAGTATCGACACAAGCCGTAGCGATGTGCTTTCGTCGATCGACTCTCACGCCATATCCATATCAAAGCTGGCAGATAACACAGCGTCAGTAGCGGACGAGATCTTCATTGTCAGAGGAAAGAACCCGTTCGATGAGACGTATGTCAGTGAGATCCGAATCTTCTCATTTGAGAAGTTGCTTGGAGATCTGGGGTCTGTCTCAGACCTTTTCGAGCGGACCGCACAATTTAATAGGTCATTAAACGAATTGACCCTGACCTCCGACACGGGGTCTTTGCGAAGTCAAGGGTACAGCGACTTCACCTACTTTGCGGAAGACTACGTCGGGGCTTCCAGAACTTTCTAAAGGAAATTCTATGTTGAACGAAAACCTCAAACTCAGCGGGCAATTAAACATCGTCCTTAAGGACAAAGACGGAAACGTTAAAGACGAGCGCGAAGTCAAGAACCTTGTGGTTAATAGCGGCCTTGCTTACATCGCCAGTCGTATGGTCGGAACCTCCAAGAGTGTCATGTCTCACATGGCTCTCGGCTCTGGCACGACCGCAGCAGCAGCTGGTCAGACCGATCTCGTATCAATGCTTGGCTCCCGTGAGGCACTGGACAGCACCACGATCTCTGGGACAAACAACGAGAAAGTTGTCTATGTCTCAACGTTTGAAGCTGGCGACGCAACCGGCGCGGTTACAGAGGCGGGGATCTTCAATAACTCTGCCGCTGGCGACATGCTTTGCCGCACTGTCTTCGCCGTGGTGAACAAGCAGGCGGATGACACGATGTCCATCACCTGGACCATCACCCTGAGCGCTTCTTAATAACCATTAAGGACGGCAATGGCAAGCATCACACTACGTGCGGAGAAAGGATCTCCGCTTACTAATGCAGAGGTCGATGCCAACTTCACAAACCTGAACGACGCGAAGCTGGAGAAGTCTGGCGGGACGATGACGGGGGCTTTGACGCTTTCTGGGAATCCAACCTCAGATCTTGAGGCGACACCAAAGCAGTATGTTGATGCTATCCAAGCCCTTGTCTTGGCGGCAATCTAACAGGGACAGATTATGACTGTGAATATTTCAACGTTTGAAACCAGTCTTCAGACGAAGCTAAACGCTACGACCGGCAGTACGTCCACCACGGACTTCTTGCTATTGTCAAAAGCGATCGATTCTCTGAACACTGGCGCGGTGGTGTCTGTCGCCACGACCGGAGACCTGCCTGCCGCTGCTAGCAATACTGGTCGCTTCATCTATGTTGTCGCGACCAATGCGATGGTCTTCAGCAATGGGACTGCCTGGACAGGTATCCCCTCCAGTGCTGAGATCACATCGGCGGTGAACGCCCTGGTCAATGGCGCTCCTGGTGCGCTCGATACCCTAGACGAGCTTGCACAGGCTCTAGGAGACGACGCCAACTTTGCCACTACGGTTACCAATGCGCTGGCAACAAAGGCACCGATCAACAACCCCACCTTCACGGGTACGGTTGCTGGCATCACCAAGACGATGGTTGGTCTTGGGAACGTGGATAACACATCGGATGCAAATAAGCCGATTAGCACTGCCACGCAGACTGCACTGGACCTCAAGGCTCCGCTGGCTAGCCCCACCTTCACGGGGACTGTAACCCTACCGTCCACCACTTCGGTTGGCAGCGTCAGTAGCACGGAGTTGGGTTACCTCGACGGGGTGACGAGCGCGATCCAGACGCAACTGAACGCTAAAGCGCCGACAGCTAATCCAACATTTACCGGAACGGTGAGTGGTGTCACAGCATCAATGGTGGGTCTTGGAAACGTTACAAACGAATCCAAGGCCACGATGTTCACCAACCCGGCATTCACTGGTACGGCAACGGCGGGGATCTTCCGCCCGAACGCCAACCAGGAGAAAGCGGTGGCGGTAGCTGCAAGCGAGATCGATCTGTCGGCGGGGAACTACTTCACCAAGACGATCTCCGGGACGACCACATTCACCCTGGCGAACGTACCGTCCTCTGGAACGGTAGCGGCATTCGTGCTGGATTTGACCAATGGCGGATCAGCTACGACGAACCTTTGGGCAAACATCACATGGGCATCTGGAACCCCACCAACCCTGACGGCTTCTGGTCGTGACGTACTTGGGTTCTTCACTCATAACGGCGGGACAACCTGGAACGGATTCGTGCTTGGTAAGGCGATGGCGTAAGGAATATTAATGAGCGTAAAAGACATCGTATTAGCCGCATCAGGGCAATCCACGACGCCACCCGCAGCGACCTTTCAGATCGAGCGCTCCCTGCGGTTTAACTCTGCGGACTCCGCTTACCTGAGCAGAACGCCGTCCGTCGCCGGTAATCGTAGAACCTGGACCTGGAGCGGGTGGGTCAAGCGTAGCTCGACTGGCTCGGCACAGACATTGTTCGGCGTTCCAAAGGCTGACCTACTGGACAACGATAGTCTTATCTTTGATTCAAGCGATCGTCTGCAACTTTATTCCGGGTCGCTTGGTGCAGCTCAGCGCGTATCGACTTCTGTCTACCGTGACCTTTCTGCCTGGTACCACATCGTCGTTGCGGTAGATACGACAAACGCCACCGCACAGAACCGCGCAAGGATCTGGGTAAATAACGAAGAGATCACTACCTGGACAACTAATGCAACCATCTCTCAGAACTTCGAGTGGTTGATAAACGGCACAACGCAACACAACATCGGTCGCTACGCAAGCGCCGGTCACTTCAACGGCTACATCACCGAGGTGAACTTCATTGACGGTCAGGCGCTCACACCGTCAGCGTTTGGTGAGATCAGATCCACTACTGGTGTGTGGAGCCCCAAGCAGTACACCGGCTCGTACGGCACCAACGGGTTCTACCTGCCGTTCAACGACAACTCTTCGGTACTGAATCTCGGTCGCAACCGGATTCCTTTTGAGAAAGATCCAGACTGGCAACAGACGGTGCTATTGCTCAGTGGTGATGGCAACCAGGGCGCCAACAACATCAACAACCCTGGACCTCCCAGGTATCTCGCCTTCACGGACAACAGCAACAACAACTTCCCGATCACTGTTAATGGTGATGCCTACGGGGATAACTTCAGTCCGTTCATGACTGAGGCAGGGCAGTGGTCTGTCAATTTCACGGGGTCCAACTACCTTACCGTTCCAGATAGTGCTGGTTTAGAAATTGGCAGTAGTAACTTCACGATTGAATGTTGGTTTTACCCAACCGCTGTTGGCAACTACGCGTTCATTACTAAAGATGCGCCGTCTGGAACACGGTCATACGGGTTTATTGCCTTCAACGACTCTGGCGTTCTAAAGACAACATTCTTCATTGCTGGCGGCGCACAACTTAATAGCACCGCAACGCTCAACATCAACGCATGGAATTTTGTTGCAGTAACTCGTTCTGGTAACACTCTGTACATAAGCGTTAACGGAACCGTAAACAGCGGGTCTTGGACAAGCACAATTCCAGATAACGGTCAGGCAACTTGGATAGGCGCTCAGAATGGTCCAGGCACAATCGGTAACTACGCCGTAGGCCACATATCGAATCTAAGGTTGGTGATAGGGGAGTCGGTTGCTTCCTACCAATCAAACTTTACCCCGCCAACATCTCCAGCGTCTCAAACATCTGGTGGGGTCACTGCGAGTAATACAAAACTGCTTCTCTGCCAATCCAATCGGTTTGTTGATAATGCAGCGACGCCAAACACGATTACGGTGTCAGGAACACCGCTCGTCAAACCTTTTAACCCGTTCACGACCACGTACAGCAGCACGAACGGCAGTGGGTATTTTGATAACACTGGCGACTATCTAACAGTTACGAGCAACGCCGCCTATCGGATTGAAAGCAACACGACCTGGACTTGGGAGTGTTGGGTATACCCGCTGTCTCTTGAAACAACAGACGTGCTTTCGGGGAACACGACCAACGGCTCGTCTACGGGTCACGTGTTCTATTTGGCAAATGGGCTGCTACGGGTTATTCAGTACGGCGTGTCAAACTTTGCTTCTACTGCAACGGTTAAAGTGAACGAGTGGACCCATCTTGCCGCAGTTTCAAACGCAAACTCGCTTACGTTTTATATGAACGGTGTGGCGGCTGGTACAGCAACGTGGGGTTCTGGAAGCGCCGGCGGAACGATGTTTATTGCCGCGGGCTATACCGGCGGCGACCTATTTCACGGCTACCTTTCTAACCTGCGGTATGTTGTTGGATCGACTCAGGTGCCTCCCGCAGGTGGACCAACATCGCCAGCAACCAACGTCACCAACACCCAACTACTCGCCCTCCAATACCAAGGTTCTGTACGCAACGTCGGGTTCATCGACAGCAGCCCGTATGACCATGTGATCACCCGCAACCCGCTGACGGGTCCGAATGCGCCAACACAAGGTACGTTTAGCCCGTTCTCTGCGGAACCTGGGAAGTGGGGGAATTATTTTGATGGGGACGGGGATTGGTTGTCCATAGCCAACAACGCTGCATTCAATTTTGGAACTGGCGATTTCACCATTGAATGTTGGTTTTACTTGGTTGCAGAAGCCAACGCGACGGCAGGTGGAACGCGCGGTGCCAACATCGTAAGCGTAATTCCAAGTTCAGGAACCGTAAATGGATACGCGCTTTACTTAAGCGGTAACTCGACTACGACAGGCACGGGAATCGTATTTGAAAATACGGTAAGCAACACTGGATACTTTGCCACTTACACGGCAACGATCGCAAAGAACACGTGGCATCACGTAGCAGTCGCAAGGTCTGGAACTACTACAAAGCTATTTTTCAATGGGGCTGAGGTTGTCAGCACGACGCTTGGTAATCAGACCGTATCTAATTTTAGCAACGCAACAAATATCGGCGCTTCAACATTTACTGGATACACAAGCAATTTTCCCGGCTATCTTTCTAACGTCCGCATCGTCAAAGGTCGTGCCGTTTACACCGGCAACTTCACCCCAAGCACCGTACCCCTTGGCGCTACATCTGGCGGCACGAACCCACCCCAAGGCACAGAGACCTCTCTCCTGACTTGCCAGAGCAATCGCTTCGTCGATAACGGTGTGGCAAACTCAGGCACAGGCTTCACCATCACTCGTAACGGTGATGTGCGTGTAACCCCCTTCAGTCCCTTTGCGCCTACTGCGGCGTACTCTGCTGGTACTAATGGCGGGAGTGGGTATTTTGATACTAGCGGTGATTCTTTAACGGTTCCTTACAGTTCTACACTAGCATTAGGAACGGGAGACTGCACGATTGAAGCTTGGATATACCTTGCTTCATACCCGCAGCAGTTCAATAACATTGTTGATGTTCGAGAGTCTTCGGTTAGTTATTCAAACAATGCTATATCGTTTGGTGTAGAAAATGACGGAACATTAAACTTTTATGCTGGTAGTTACTCAAGTGCTACCCACGTACTAGAAACAGCATCAGGCAAGATTACTCTTAACGCTTGGTATCATGTTGCTTTGACAAGAGCCAGCGGTACTACAAAACTTTATGTCAACGGTGTAGAAGAAGCATCATCAACGAACGCTTGGAATCAAACCTCTGGAACCGCAACTACTTTGTATATCGGTAATGCGGTTGTTGCAAGGCAAGTCAACGGCTATATATCCAATCTTCGTATTGTTAAAGGAACAGCAGTAACCCCGCCTTCTGGTGGCCCAACAGCGCCTTTGACTGCTGTTACTAACACACAACTCCTCTGCAATTTCACCAACGCAGGCATCATCGACAACACCGGCAAGAACAACCTAGAGACAGTCGGTAACGCTCAGGTCGATACGAGCGTCAAGAAGTTCGGCACCGGCTCGATAAAGTTTGATGGGACTGGGGATTATCTTGCTTTTATTTCTAACCCAGACACAACTCTTGGCACAGGTGATTTTACTATTGAGGGGTGGTTTAATTCCAACAGTATTTCAACACTTCAAACAATTATTGAAAGACGCTCTGCACTAACAGCCCGTGGAATAGCCATATTCTTAGAAACTTCAACGCTGAAGATTAGAGCAGGGGATACATCTACTACAGCATGGGAAGTTACCATAGATAGTGGAACTTTAAGTAGTTCTACTTGGTATCATTTTGCAGTAACCAGATCAGGCAATACTTGGAGAGGTTTTCTGGATGGAACTCAAATAGGTTCAAGTGTTACCTGGTCAGGTACTGTAGTTGATGAAACATCCACATGGTTAATTGGCGCTGCTTTCGGAGGTGGAGCTGGAATGAACGGTTACATAGACGATCTCCGCATCACCAAGGTCGCTAAGTACACCGGCAACTTCTCTGTCCCCGACGCCCCCTTCGCTCTCACCACGGTAGACAACAACTACCGCCAATGGGTGCCGACCAACTTCTCGGTCACTCCTGGTGCTGGCAATGACAGCTTGGTAGACAGCCCGACACCCTACGGCACTGACACGGGTGTGGGTGGAGAGGTGCGGGGGAATTACTGTACGCTAAATCCGCTCAAGCTCAACGGCACTTTGGCGAATGGAAGTCTTGACGGGTCGTTTGCCGCAAGTTCAACCGCCACACAGCAAGTCACCAGTACCATTCACGTGTCTAGCGGGAAGTGGTACTTCGAAGTTCTTATTGGAACAGTCGGTGGTCCAGCAATAGGCAGACCGATCTTAGGTGTCGCTAAGGACACGGCTTCTGTTTCTGTTAACAACACCACGAGCGGTCAAGCGTGGTCGTATTACGGATACAGCGGGCAAAAGTACCACACGTCAAGCGCAGCGTTTGGCGCGACGTTTACCACTGGTGACGTAATCGGTGTCGCCGTCGATATGGACGCCGGGAATATTTGGTTCAGTAAGAACGGGACGTGGCAAGCTAGCGGCAACCCATCAACCGGTGCGAATCCTGCATTTAACAATCTTGCGGGTAGCAATGTCTCGCCGTGGGTTGGTGACGACCAATCAGTCGAAACCAAGAGTTTTACCCTCAACTTCGGTCAGCGCCCATTCGCCTACACCGCACCCTCTGGCTTCAAAGCACTCTGCACGACAAACCTACCCAACCCTGCGGTGGTGCAGGGGGATGATCATTTCAACACGGTGCTGTGGACTGGTAACGGTTCCACGCAGAGCATAACGGGTGTTGGGTTCCAGCCGGACTTTGTGTGGGGGAAGTCGCGCACTAACGGCACCGCCTCAAATCGATTGTTCGATGCTGTTAGGGGTGTTCAAAAAGCGCTTTACTCGGACTTGACTAGTGCCGAAGCGACCGAAAGCGGCTTAACTTCATTTGATTCAGACGGTTTTACGCTTGGCAGTCAGGCGGGCATGAATCAGAGCAGCAATACATTTGTCGCCTGGAACTGGAAAGCCAACGGCGCTGGTGTATCAAACACCGCAGGGTCTATCACCAGTACGGTAAGCGCTAATACGACTGCCGGTATTTCGGTGGTGACGTATACATCTGGCGCTTCTGGGAACGCAACCATTGGTCATGGATTGGGCTCCGCCCCAAGCATGATCATTACCAAGTCTCGTACCAACGGCACTGCGCAGTGGAGCATTTTTCATGCTGCAGTTTGTACGCTCACTACTCAATACCTTGATTTCACGACGGCGGCTAGGCAAACATTTGGATCTTCCGTGTGGGGTGCATCACTTCCGTCATCTGCGGTATTTGGCATAACCAACGGTATTGCTGTTCCTGCAAGCACTAACTGCGTTGCCTACTGCTTCGCCGCAATACCAGGCTTCTCTGCCTTTGGTTCCTACACCGGCAATGGATCGGCAGACGGTCCGTTTATTTACACTGGGTTTAGGCCTCGCTTTGTTTTACTCAGAGCATCCTCGCTTACCCAGAACTGGATTATCTTAGATACGGCAAGAGATCGTTTCAACCCCCCGGGAACCGCATTGCTTCCTAATACTAGTGGCGCAGAATCTGTATTAAATCCAGCGCTCGATATCGTGAGCAACGGCTTCAAGTTGCGGGCGAACAATAGCGGCTGGAATGGATCGAGTGAAACAATAATTTACGCCGCCTTCGCCGAAAACCCCTTCAAATACGCACTCGCTCGATAGGAGAGAAACATGTTTGCAATCGTAAGAGACGGTCAGATCGTTCAGACTGCCAACAACCCACGGGACTTCTTCCCATCAACACTCTTCCCCGCATCTGGACCGAGCCAGGAGTTCTTGCAAGAGAACGATGTCTATGAGGTGGTGAGCCAACCAAGGGAAGACGAGCGCTTCTATTGGGTGACTCCTGGTAGCCCTGCTCTCCAGGTGATTGGCGGCGTTCCTACTATGACATTCGTGAACACGCCCAAAGATTTGGATGTCCTGAAGATGCAGTGGGTAGCTCAGGCGAAAGAGGATGCCAACCGTTCCCTGGCGGCAACCGACTGGTACGTGATCCGCAAGGCAGAGCGCGGCGTAGACATCCCCCAGGATGTGATTGACGAGCGCACCGCCATCGTTGATGCGTGCAACCAGAAGGAGGACGACATCACTGCTGCGGAAACGGTCGAAGGTCTGAAGGCGGTTCTGTTTCCAGTAGTTGAGGCTCCGCCGGTTATTGAAGAGGTTGTTATTCAGCCTGTAGTACAGCAGGAACCTACCGATGTCGTTGAGGAAGTCTCCATCACATCAGGAAATATTGAGTCCCAATCTGTCAGCAATATTGAAACAGTTGTTGGCTCTTCAACTGACGACATCATCACAATTTAGTAGTAAAGCAATTCCAGTGTAGCCCGCCTTGTGCGGGCTTTTTATTTGGAGAACGGATGTCAAATAGTTTTGCTGGTTGGGCTTTTACACCAGAGATCGTTAATGACTGGGCAAAGCTCAGCAACGTCTTCTCTGCGTACGAGTGCAATCGAATCATCGAGTACGGTGAATCGCTCCGCTTATCAGAAGCCTGTGTCGGTGGCATCGGTAACACCAACAAGAACATCCGTGACAGCAACATCTCCTGGATTCATCCTCGGGACGAAAACGCTCCTTGGATATTTAAGCGTGTTGCAGAGGCGATTACGGAACTGAACGAAAGCACCTTCAAGTTTGACCTATGGGGATTCATGGAGGCTTTGCAGTTCACGAAGTACGAAGCTCCTGGTGGGAAGTACGAAGAGCATGTTGATCGCTTTAACGGCGGCATGGTGGTTCGCAAGCTGTCTTGCTCGATCTTATTGACGGACCCAAGGGAGTTCGTGGGTGGCGACCTGGATGTCTGGACTTCTGGAAAGCCGATGCCAATGGTTAAAGAGCAGGGGGCAATGCTTGCCTTCCCTAGCTTTGTCATTCATGCGGTTAAGCCTGTCACCCAGGGTACGAGATACAGCCTTGTTGCATGGGCAACTGGTAAGCCGTTTAGGTAAGGGACAAATATGGCTGGGTTTGTTATTCGTGCATTCCGTGGCATGCGCCCGATCCTCGATCCGAAACTATTGGATGCGAGTGAGGCACAGGAAGCCAAGGACGTGCGCCTGTTCTCAGGGCTAATAGAGCCGGTCAAGCTCAACCAAAATGTCGTTGCCCTCAAATCCGCTGGTACTGTTCAGACCATATTCCGCGTCAGGGATAACGCCGACGAGACTTTGAACTGGTTTGAGTTCAGTGGCTCAGTAGACATTGCGCTCTCACCGATTACCCAGGATGAGTACGGAAGGGTGTATTGGACTGGTCAGGACTACCCGCGTTATGCGCCTACAACATCAGCTTTTGCTGCGGGGTCAGGGGCTTACCCAAGGAACTCGTTCAGACTTGGAATTCCAAAGCCTACAACAGCACCAGTCGCTGTTGGAACATCTGTTGTTGAGCCAGATCGGGCTGACCGCACCTACGTCATTACGTTCACCAACGCCGACGGCTCAAAAGAATCTGGCGCTAGCAGCAGCGTCACGGTAAAGGCTTTGTCCAACATCACCGACCAAGGGACGATCGTTACATCATCCTTTACATCGGAGAGCGCGACGTCCTATATCGTTGCCTGCTCTGAACCCCACGGCCTTGCAGCCAAAGACTTTATCGGGATCGCTGAGTCAAGCGTTGCGGGCTGGAACAACTCCTGGGAGGTCTCGGTTGTTGTCAACGAGAAGGCCTTCAAGATCAAGAATACGCAGTCTTTCCCAGGCTCAGCTCCAGCTGGGTCGTTCACGGTCAAGAAGCGTTACCTGCCGAAGGTCAAGCTCTTCTCCTTGCCAATAGAGTCTGCTGGAAACTACGACGTAACCAACAAAAAGATCTACCGAAAGGTAAGCGGTACTTATCGTTTGGTCGCCACGATATCGCTTGAGACATCAGAGTATGAAGATGTATTCACTGACGCTCAGTTGAGTGCAGCAACAGCGATTAGCAATGTCATAAGCAGACCGTCAAGACCTTCAATCCCTCCGTCCGCCCTGGTTCCCTTTGACGATACGTCGATTGAGGACAACGTCGGTGACGAAGAAACAGAAACTCCCCCAGAGCCAGTCGTTAGTCGGCTGTATGCTATCTCGTTTGTGTCTGGCAATAGCGTTGAGGGACCGCTCAGCAAGGCGTCTGGCGTTGTCCGTGTTGTGGATGGGATCACGAATGTCCGAATCTCTCACAACGAGAACGTGCCGACGTCTGTTCTGAAGAAGCGGATCTACCGTCAGAACCTGACCTATTCAGCCGGTACGTACAACCTCAATGATTCTGGGTTCCGCCTCGTAGCGGAAGTCCCTGTCTCCCAAGATGTCTATGTAGATACTGCCACCCAGGCATCCATCTCCTCCAATGCAGCGCCAGCCGTCCAAAACGGTCTAGACGAGCCCAAGGCGGCTTTCGGCGCGAGTGCTGTCCTACCTCCCAAAGTCCTCCCAGAGAGCCGCGTATACGTCTACACATACGTCTCCGAGTACGGTGAAGAAGGACCGCCATCTGAACCATCAACCCTGATAGACATAGACCCCGGTGAGTCGGTATCGATCTCCACGGGGGTAGCTCTAGTCGGGTACTCAAACATTACCAAGAAGTACATCTATCGGTCATCTACTGGCTCTAACGCAACCGACTATCAGTTCGTTGGTGAGCAGCCGGTAGCAGTGACTAACTTCGTGGACTACAAAAAGCAGGTGGACCTGGGTGAGGTCATTCCATCGACCGGATGGGAGCCGCCCCCCTCAGATATGTTTGGCCTGCGGGTGATGGCGAACGGTATCTTCACTGGATTTAGTGGGAAGGACATCTGCTTCTCGGAGCCGTTCTTGCCCCACGCATGGTCGAGTAAGAACCGCCTGACCGTTGACCACAAGATCATTGGCGGCGGTGCGTTCGGTCAGTCATTGGCTGTCCTGACTGACTCATATCCATATATAGCAACTGGCGTTGATCCATCTGCAATTACGTTAGTCAAGACTTCTTTGCAGCAGGCGTGTGTGTCTGCTCGGTCGATTGTCGAGGTCGGTGATGCCGTTATCTACGCTTCGCCGGATGGGTTGGTAAAGATCGGAATGGGCGGTATTGAAGTCATTACGGCTCGGATACTTTCCCAGGAGCAGTGGCAAGCCTACAACCCGTCATCTATCCATGCCTACATCCATGAGGGTAGGTATTACGCCTTCTACACAAAGACTGACAATACGACCGGGGTCATAGTGTTCACCCTTAATGGGGCTGACGCACCGATGACGCTTGGTTCGCAGTACACGACTGCTGCCCACGTTGTCGCCAAAGAGGACTCGCTCTTTATTGTTGAAGGCGGTCTCATTAAGAAGATGGATAAGGCCAGCACTGACAAGACCTACCTCTGGAGGTCAAAGGTCTTCGAACATCCGCATCAGATTAACTTTGGGGTGGCGCAAGTTCTGTGTGATTCATACGGCTCTGGCGTCACATTCAAGATTTGGGCAGACGGTGTATTGCGCCATACCCAGACCGTGACAAGCAAAGACCCGTTCCGCCTACCGTCAGGATTTTTAGCAAGGGACTGGTATGTCCAGGTGGAAGGGACGTCAGACATCCTGGCTATATCCGTAGCCCAGACTCCAGTAGAGCTTAAGGCAACATGACGACAAAAGTACCTACCATCCCCACCATCACAGACGGGGATGTGACGCAGATACTCTCCAGCGTCAAGATGCTTCTGGATGTGCGTGAGGGTAGGGTTGGTGACAAGCTGGATGCGAACGTCACATATCGTGACCTGGTCGGCTTGAACCTAGTCAAAGACCCTACTGGGAGCGTTGTTTACACGGGGGCTACTGGTGCTGCTGCAAACCTTCCCGTCCGCCCATTCGGTACTGACTCGGATGGGTATGACCCGACGGCGGATCTAACGCCGCCACCCGCCCCAGAAAGCGTTTCTGCTCTGGGGTCGATCGGAGCAATCTTCCTATCCTGGAGTACGCCTTCCTACAAGAACCACGCATTTGCGGAGATCTGGCGCTCTGGTATTGATGATGTCGCAACAGCTGTTCTGATTGGTACTTCTCCAACGCAGGGCTTTGTGGATATCCCCGGAGACAATCTCCCCAGGTATTACTGGGTAAGGTTCGCCTCCCGTGCAGACGTGCGTGGTCCGTACAGCCAGAACTCGGTTAGCGCCACTGCATCTCCGGACCCCGCTGTTCTGATTGCAGCCATCTCCGGTCAAATCACAGAATCCTCTCTAGCGCAGTCGCTATCGCAAAGAATATCTACGATCGAATCAAGCAAGGACTTGGTTGGGTCTTTGCAGAATACGGTTGCGCGGTTAAAAGGGTCGACTGACGCAGCCATACTTCAAGAGCAGACAACAAGAATTGCTGCTGATTCTGCGCTTGCAACTCAGATTAACGGTGTTGCCGCAACAACGGGATCAAATACGTCTGCGATTGCAGATGAGATCACTGCTAGAACAAGTGCCGATACGGCGCTTGCAACAAGCATATCGACCCTGTCATCGACGGTTGCAGGCAATACAACCGCAATAAGCAACGAACAGACGGCTAGAGCAGAGGCGGATAGCGCCTTGGCGACTAGCATATCGAATCTATCAACAACGGTTTCGAACAACACTACCGCAATAAGCAACGAGCAGACAGCAAGGGCTGATGCAGATAGCGCCTTGGCAACCAGCATATCGAATCTATCAACAACTGTAGGCTCAAATACAACCGCGATATCCGAAGAGGCAATTGCGAGAGCAAATGCGGATGGTACGCTCTTCGCCCAGTACACCGTAAAGATAGACGCAAACGGTTACGTCTCTGGGTTTGGATTGGCATCCAGTGGGGCAGCAGACAATCCGTTTTCAGAGTTTCATGTCCGAACAGATAGGTTTGCCATAGTCAATCCTTCTGTCAATAGAACTGAGGTTTCTTCTGTTACCGTTCCTGGCGACAACTCTTACACGCAGCTAAATGTTCCAAGCGGTCACGGGATAGTTGCAAACGACAAGGTATCGCTCTATGGAGACCCAGCGTTTGTTGGGGCTTATACGGTATCCGCGGTTGGCACGACATTTATCCGCATTCCATATATCGCTGCTAGCCGAACAAGTGGGGCTACTTTGTATGTCGCAAAAGTATCTGTCCCGTTCGTCGTTGATGGTGGCAATGTCTACATAGATAACGCATTCATAAAAGCGGCATCCATAACAAGCGCGCAGATTGCCACATTAGCAGCAAACAAAATCACAGCCGGAAACATAAACGCAACTATCGGCATAAACGGTGGGAAGGTATACGGCGCTGAGCTGTATGCGGGTGGGACAGTAGCTGTAGAAGAGAATGGATCATTCACAGCAAACAACCCAACAGTCAAGATTGCTGGTGGTAACGCAACATTCGTTGCTTCGAACTTCAAGATATCAAACTCTGCGACTGGCACTCCAACAGATTACACGCCGTTTCAAGTAGTCAATGATGTGGTGCGAATCAATACCGCTCTCATAGCAAATGCGGCAATAACACTAGCGCAAATCGATACCGCAAACATTACAAACCTTTCTTCCATCAAAGCTGACATGGGAACCATAACGGCAGGGAAGATGCAGAGCAGTGATGGCAAGTTTGTGATTGATCTCGACAACAAGACAATCAGCATTGAGGTTTAACGTGACTCTTGAAGAACTCAAAATGATTTTTGAGCCGATGGCACCAGGCTCTTTCGCTGAGAGGCGTTATCAGATTTGTAATGCATGCGAACACTTCCGCGACAAATCCAAGACATGCACACAGTGCAACTGTCTGATGCCTGTGAAAGTGAAGATCGCATCCGTTTACTGCCCATTAAAGAAGTGGACGGATGAGCCACTATGAACACGAAATACGGTGTTGAGTGGGGGGATCAGTACGGTACGGTGATCTTCCCCTACGGTGACGTTATTGCTGACATAGCGTCTTACTGCAGTCTGAAGGGCGTCGAAGGTACGCAAGTTTGGCTTGAGAACATTCGTGGGAAGGCGCGGCTTACAGACAAGATGTCTGACCGCGTATTCGCCAAGGTAGCCTGCGTTAACGGAAGTAGTGATGAGATGTCAGAGCATGAGGTTGCTGCGCTTAACAATGGCGGTATGCCCATCCTGCGTATTGCGTTCCCAACTGGTGTCTACAAGTACTACTACCCGCTTTCTATGCAAGAGAGATTTCCGTATGAGCATAGACACTGGTCTCCAGGAAGTGCTGATTGCTATCGACTCCTGCTTGATTACTACAAGACCGAGCTTGGGATCGACCTTCCGCCGGTCGTAACCCCTGCCGCTTACATAGCGCAGATGCGCTCGTACTCAGGACTGAATCTTTTCCTTGAAAACTGGAGGACGTCCGGATTCGTGCAAGTCATCTCTCCCGTTGATGGAGACCTTATATACATGCGAACAGGGGGTTCTGGTCAAGATGGTCCAGACCATTGCGGGATCTACTTAAGTGGCGATCGAATCCTTCATCACTTCCGTAATCGCATGTCAACGGTCCAAGAGTACGCGGGGCTCTGGAGGGAATCTACTGTTATGGTCCTGCGCCACAAAACACGCGTCTAAGGAGAGCAGATGTTTTTTTGGAAGAAGCCCGAAAAGGTTGTGGTCACCTGTTATACAACACGGGCTGGATTGCCTGACCTCTTCCCGCCGCAGCGTATGGTCCGCTTAATACCGGACTGGTGGAAGCAGACAAAGTCTCTCATTGACCCCGAGATCAAGAGCAATGGGACTACGAGATTTCATTCTCCGACAAAGCTGCAAAAATCTATAAAGCGTTGCTACGCTGTACAAAAACTTTTTGAGTACGGCTATTGCATACCTATGTGGTCGGATGCCTTTGTTGCGGTCAATGCCAAGGGTCCGCCAACGGCTACGGTTCCGGGTCATGAGATGCCTGGGGAACATCACCCAGTAGAACAGTACCCAGGAATGATGACCGATAACTGGGTGAACTTTAAGTTCAAGAACCCGTGGCTCATCTATACGAACAAGCCCGTTCACTTCTATCTGTCGAATCCCTTCTACAACATCCAAGAACACAACTGGCAAACCATGCCTGGGGTCGTTGAGTTTTACTACCAGCATCACGCAAACATCAACATGATATTCCGCAGGCCTAGCGGCTCCGCTGGGTTTGAGTATGAGTTCCGGGCTGGTGATGTTCTGGCTTATCTGCTTCCAATGTTTGAGCAAGACATTGAAATCAGGGCGGAGACGATCGATCAGAAGGATTACGACAAACTTGAGTTCGCTCAAAAGATCTGGTTTGGTCATGCGGAAGGCCAGCGGAAGATGAACATAGGCGGTTGTCCGTTCCATCGGTAAGGCTATGCCGGTAAGACTTTTTGCGCGCGGTAGCGACGGATTGGTAGCAATAACATCTGGGGGCGTCACGTCAGCGATGTTGCTCGACTACCTTAACAAGCCGAAGAAGAACATTGGGAACGTATTTTTCCATTCGAACTTCAACTACATGCAGTTGCAGGCAAAGTTCACTGCAGTACTCACCCTCCCTCAAAGAAACGCAATCATTAATTATGTTGACATACGCAAAGGACCGGATCTGATCCAGTTCTATCCGTCTTCTGGCGTTCAAAGACACACGCTCGGGTATCACGGGCTTGGGTATATCCCATTTGCCACATCTTCACGCGGCGCCAAACAAGTTACCCCGACCGCCCCGATTCAAAATTCCGGCGCGTCGCAAAGGCTTATAAACATTGAGATGGACACAAACAATGTTTACGTATACGAACAGTGGCTTACGTACCAAAATAATCTTGGAGCAGTAACTGATACATACACTGTATGGGCTTTTAGGAATCCACAGTAATGGCATACACCCTACGAATAACACCATCCAGATTCATTGCCTCCGGGGGGAAGCTAGATAGTGTCAATCGCTACATCAGGAAGGTGTCTAGTGGGCAGGACTTGAAGTTTGTTCTTGGGCAGAACATGGATGTTAAGGGCGGAGGTTTGCGTTACGTTGACCCTGACGGAGTGAATATTGATGACTCCACTTATACGGGGACATTCTCCGGGGTTTCGACGGTGGGTATCAAGATATGAGTTTTTATGCAGACAACAATCGAATTCGCATTCTTGATGATACGGAAACTGTTTTCGACACAGAGAACAACATGCCGCACATTGTCGGTACGGCATACGTAACAGATGTCGGAGTGACGTTCTCAAACATACCTACGCAAGAGACGTACTACTATTTTATTCAAGTATGCCCACCACAGTTTTTCTTCTGCACCACATCAACTCCGCCGTGTATAACTAACCCAATCTACTGTCCACCTCCGCCGTTTGTTTTTTGTCCTTTTGGGCAATATTGCTTTCCGCCTTATGTAGCGCCATGCCCGCCCCCGACACAGTTTTGTCCACAACCAGTGCAAACATGTACACCGAACATCGTGATCTGTACCAGCGTTCCACAGTTTGCACCTCAGTATATTGCTCGCGAGTATGTTAACGATCAGGTAGTTGTAGACCTACCACAAGATGAAGACGGAAATCTTATGAGTATCGACTTCATCGTCATACAGGCTTCTGGCTCCAGAACTGTAAGTGGTCAAGACAGGCGTCTTGAGAGATCGTTCCTGACGGCAGTGCCTCCAGGGACGTTTTCTTTCCAGGGGTCAATGATCCTTGAATCGTCGCTGCGAGATGACGGTACGTCGTGGTTCAAGAGAATCATGTCTCTGTTTGTGAACAACACGACCAAGAAGTTGATGCTAAGAGCGCAGGAGACCGTTGGTGCTAGGAACCTTACAGACCCAACTCGGTTCGATGGAAGCGGTTACCCGCTGGAGTTTAGTCCTGGCAACGAGGCAAGCACTTTCAACTTCAACCTAAAAGTGTTTTTTGGGAGATTCAAGTCATGAGGTTTGAGATATACGCGGTCGAACAAAACCTCGGCACATTACTCACGGCGGTACGTTTTAAGGTGTATGAGAACGTCGGCGATCTTGAGCGCGTTAAGGATGACTGCCGCGTTACTGTCGAGGGAAGGTACGAGTTTGATGACGAAAACCTACTAGCCTCGGTCGAGACGATCTACAGACAATCGATGGGGATATAGATGGAAGAGATCCAGCACATGGGCGTTACTGTGACGCCCAAGTATGTAAAGGGAGTCGTTGTGAGTGTCGTCGCAACCGCTCGATGCAAGTACAACGACATTATCTTTAGCCTTGACCAAGAGTGGGACATTCCAGAAGAGCGGCAAGTCTACGCGGAAGACTTTAGTGACGCTAGGACTGGCAGTGAGGTTGCCCTTATAGAGCAGTACACAGGCCTTACGTACAGATTGTTCGCAAAGGTCTGGGAGTACAAGCAACAGCAGGAACAGCAGGGCTGATGAGGAGAATCCTGGTCGGCGAGGACAAGCTTGTTGTTCCGTGGGTAGCGCAACGCGTCAATGAAAATAGCTTTGGAGAGTGTTCCTCTATCGGTCTAGAAGAAGATGGGGAGCTTATAGCTGGGGTCGTTTACAACATGTACACCGGCAGCTCTGTGTGCATGCATGTAGCTGCAGCCCCAACCAAAAGGTGGCTTGACAAAAGTTACCTGTACGTCTGTTTTATAACCCCCTTCAAGTACATGAACTGCAACAGGGTCACTGGCTTGGTCAGAAGTGACAACTCTGTCTGCATACGATTTGTGGAGAAGCTTGGCTTCAAGCGCGAGGGAGAGATGCGTCAGGCATGTGATGACGGCACCAACCTAATTGTTTACGGGATGCTCAAAAATGAATGTAAATACCTGGAGATTTGAATATGAGGTATGACCACTTTTCAATGCTGCCGGAAGGCGCGTTTCATCGCCGACCGTTTGGCTACTCTCCGTCAACAATGGAGGGCGGTAAGGGGTCTGCCCCTCCAGACTTCGGTCCTCTTGCAGACGCTATGCGCGATGTCGGCGACAAGATGGAGGCGCTTGGTAACAGGCAGCTTGCGTTTGGTCAGCAGCGATACGAAGAGACGCTCCCGTTATTCCAGCGAGTGGCAGCTACTCAGCTTGAGGGGCAAGCTCTAGCAATGGAGATGGCAAGGGAGGCCGCTACCGAGAGGCTAAAGTACAAGGCTCTTGAAGATACTATTCTTGAAGACGTAAAACAGTTCAACCAAAGACAGAAAGAAGATTACTACGCCGGTATGGCTGGTGCTGACGTTCAACAATCGCTAGCCATGCAAAGAGGGCAGGCTGGCAGGAACTTGCAGCGCTTCGGCATCAACCCAAATCAGGCTAGGTTTGCTGCGTTGAATCAAGACTTCGCTCTTGCTGGTGCCGCCATGAACGCCGGAGCAAGGAACACCGCACGGAACCAAGCCGAGGCTACTGGATTCAATCTACGGAACTCTGTTGCTGGCATAGGTAGGAACTTACCTGCTCAGGCGCTCAATGCCATTGGCGTCGGCAACCAGTCTGGATCGGCTGCTGCAGGCATAACAAACTCCGCTACAGCACCAATGCTTGCTGGCTTTAGCGGGGCTATGGGAGGTCTGCAAGGCCAAGCAGGGGCTATCGGTAACACGGCAAACATCATGAACCAGGGCTACCAGAACCAGCTTGCGTACCAGAATCA